CGAAGAGCCATTGTAGAAGGTCCAAGACCACAAGCCATCGTTAGCCCCAAAGTAGAAGCTACCACCAACAAGAGCAACCCTTTTTGCTCCTTCAGCAATTGAAGTGGCATTATTGTAATAATAGTCACATAAATAAGTATTACTTCCCCCTCCAACAGCTTTTGGAAATCTAAAGAATGGCTCATCAACATCTAAATCCAACTCTTTTGCATAGCCCTCAGTGCCTAGAGCATTATAACCTAATTGTTTATAGTTTTCTGTAGTATCACTCGCATATAAAGAGTGGTTTTTACAAATATAAAACTTACCACTAATCATGTTGATACCATCCACCCATTGCCAAATATGTGCAAAAATATTTTCTATTCCTCTATAAATCATTGAATGATAACCATCATTATTTAAGCACCCAGATTTCATTCCTAATGTATCACATTGGCCAGTAATTTGTGCCATTGTGCAAACAAAATTATCAACTGCTATATTAACTGCTGCTCCATCAAATGTTATTGCTGAACCAGTAACACCATTTTCATCATAAGCCTCAATTGCAGTAATTTTTCTTGCATCTGCAACTTGAGTTCCACCATCTGATGTACCAATTCTTATAATTTGTCCTACATAATAACCAGAAGAACTTCCAACAATTGCTCTATTTGTATTATTTTCTGCTACAAGTGTTCTTAAATATTTACGACTTTGAATGCCATTTCCAAGCATTGATTGAGAGTTATAGTTTGCATACTCGACTAAATATAGCATTTGAACAACAAAATATCTCCAATCTAATTGAGAGAAATTATCTCCTAAAGCCTTTGCTAAAGTTCTAAAAGCTCCTATTGTCTTATTAGTTGTTGGCACTAATCCGCTATAAGTATGTAGTAATCCGTCATCAGCAACAACGGAAGCATTATATCTTCCCATAAAGAAACCATCTATTTCTGTAAAACCTGCTTTTGGATAATCTGCTAATAAAACATAATCATAATCGTTTTCTTGATAGATTTTCCAATATGTTTTTGGATAATATGTAAATACATCCCCTTTGCTACCATCAAATTTAAAATTAGCATCTCCAAACCAAGCATTTATTTTTTTTGTAGTTAAATCATAATTGCATGATTTTATTTCAGACCAAGGAGCTAAACTATCGAAATTATTTTCAACAGGTCCACCATTCTTTGTAGCATTAGCAACCTTTCCAACACTATCAAATAATCTTTCCCATGTAGAACTAGAATTATTTGTTATTTTTCTTCTTATTCCATAAACATGTCCTCTTGTTGTTTCCATTCCATCAACTTCTTCTTCTAATTCCTCAATACGAGCCGTTACACTTGTAAATGTCTTATCTTTAATTGTTGATTTTCTGGCATTTGTAACTTCTTCATCTTTTATGTTTACCCCTTTATTTGAAATAGGTAAAGTTTTACCATTTAAAGTAAGACTTTCTATTTTATTTACTTGTGCTCCAGATGCAATTTTATCTAATTTATTTTTTTCTTCTGTTGAATAGTCTTCTGTTGATAATTGTTTTCCATCAACTTTATCAACCTTATTACCACTTAGATTACTAACTGCATTGTCTATCATGTCCCAGTTATCATTCATTGCTGCATCAATATCAAAGTTACTATTTAAGTCCTCATCATCTTGAGTATTCCATTTAAATAATTTTAAAAATCCAGTTTTTAAAGACATCTTTTTATCTCCTTTCAAATTATATTTTTATTTCTTTTCCATTTAAAAAGAGTTTGCCATATATTTGCAAACCCTTTCCTAAATCAGCTCTATACATTCCACCAACTGCAACACCTTCTTGATCAATTGCAAGTTGTGGAGCTCCAGAGCCTAGAATTAAGTCAAAAGTAGATTTTGATAATCTATCTTCGACATATATTTTTATATTAAAGTTATTAGTTACTGAAAATCCTTCCGCTTCATCATCGCCTTTGATAAGTCCTTTAAAACTAAATTTACTACCATCAAAAGTTAATGTTAATGTTGTTGCTCCAGTAACCCATTTATCAGATGATGTTGTTTTATATTGATAATAGCATTTAACAATTCCGTTTATGATATTACCAAAAGAGTTATTCCAGTATTGTCCCTCAAACGATAACTCTGTTTCTTTTCCAACTACATTAGTTCTAATAATTGATGCTTTTGTTATTTTTATATTTGAATAATTATAAAATGCACTTGGGCTAATTTGTTTTGCAGTTGAATTTCCCCTTGAATCTATCGCATATACTGTAAAAACATTACTATCAACATTATCTATTTGACCACTAACATTTGAAGAATTAGAGTATCCTATTTCTTTTTGCTTCTCTCCAATAACAGCTCTATATTTTGTTATTGTAGCATAATCTTTTCCAGTTGCTTTATTAGCACTAGAAATATTTATTTTTACATCTGAATAACCTTTTATTATTCCTTGATTTCCTCCAGTTAAAATCTTGCATTTTTCATCTGTGTCCTCGTATGTAAAATTATTAAAAGTAGGATTTGAATTAGTTATTACTAGATTTCCATAAAAATCAATATATTGTGCTTCTGTATCTCCATTCATTGTAGCAATTCCAACATTAAATGATTGTGAATTACTATTAGGAAGATATTGAAACATTGATTGAATTTGTGCTGCAGTTATTGTTGTTCCACTTTGTGTTAATCTTCTAGTATTATCTGGTGTTTCAAAATAAATTTTATAAGTACAACCAGCTGGATTTGAAATTTCTTTAAATTCTAATTTATCTGTGGTTGTTAATTGTATGCCAGTAGTTACATTGAGTTTTGTTCCATTTTTGTATAAGCTTCCTGTTACTTTATTATAAGTATTTTGTTTTATTGTTCCAGTAGTAGTCACAACAGAACCATCTTTACTTGTAGCTCTTAATTTTATATTGTAGTAGGTATTTATTGATAAACTTGTTATTGTAAAACTTCCACTAGAACTATTTGGATTACCTTTATTAGTCCAGCTAGAACCATCATTTAAGGATAATTCTAATTTTTGAATTGTAATATTAGTAGCCCATTCAACTTTTAATTGACTTAATCCACTATAACCACTAATATGATTTACATTATTTTTTGTAAATTTGGTTTGGGTATATGTTGTTTGAGTAACTGTTCCACTATCTGTTGTTTGTTGCGAATCTTTCCTTCTTACTCTAATTTTAACTTTATAAGAAGTTGCACTACTTAAGCCACTTATGATTTGGTCTGGATAACTTAATCCCTCTTTCCATGTACTACCATTATCAATTGAATACCAACCTTTGTCGCAAGCATGTCCAGCAGCCCATGTTATTTTTAATTGGTCACTTCTACCAGTTACTTTATTTACAACAAATTGTGTTATAGATGTATGAGCACTTGCAGTTGTAATTGTTACTGTATTGGACTCTGACCACAATCCACTATCTGCTCTTCTTAGCCTAACTTTAATAGTATATTTGGTACTTTCTTTTAGGTTCATTACATTAAACCATCCAGATTTTCCATCACTTGCAACTGCATCTCCAGCATCTGTCCATGCTCCACCATTTAGAGAATATTGTGTATAATCTCTCGCTGGACTACATGTCCATCCGACTTGTATATAATTATAGCCATGACTTCTTTCTGTCAAATTTATACTGTCTAAATTTCTTGGAATAGAGTCTAACCACCAGCCACCACTAGCACTACAATTTACTGCATAAGTATAAATTCCTGCCTCAATACTTGCCGTAAAATATTTACTACCATTATTATCATGTTGTATTGAAATATCTCCACTAGCAACTAATGTTCCATTATATAAGTTTATTCTGTCAGAAGAATTGTACAATGTTTGACCATTTATAACTACCTTAAAATTACCAGCTTTATACCAACTAGATGATGCTTGACCTCTACCATGTAATTCCCAATGTATATTTGAACCACATGTTGTTCCATTCCAAGTTCCTGTTCTCCACCAATGTAACTCTATATATCTTCCACTATAGCCATTGCTATTAAGATATTCATTTGTTGCCATTATCTAAAATCCTCCTTTCCCTATAATTTTGAAATCCATGTTTGACCTTCAATTTCTTGAAATAGTAAGCCTGTAATTGAAGCTTTTGTTTTTACTTCTAATTCTTTTGTTACTGTTCCCTTGTCTGTTAATTCTGTTGTTACTTCGCCAGTTGATGAGTTGAAACTTCTAAATCCATCTGCATCCATTCTTGTGTATGTATTAGATGTACTTGAATTTACTTGTATTCCTTTTCCTATATCAACTGTGTCGGTATGTGTTTCGTTAGGATTTTGAGACCATGCTTGTTTTTCCGCTCCAATATTTCCCATAACATCAGCAATTTCTATTGCCTCATTAATATCTGTTTTAAAAGTAACAGAAATTCTATTATCTGTTACTTTAATTCGTTTGATATATTCTTTCCACTCCTGACCAGTATAACTCAATTTTTCAGCTACACCATTTATTGTTACTGTTGTATTATCAAGCTTGTTTGTATTTTTATATAAAAATGATATTGTATAATCATCATTTTTTACTATTGCATCTTGATATACTGTTCCTATTGATAATTTGTACCCCATTCCACTAACAGTGTTTTTTCTTGTATCTGTGTCTATGTAACTTTCAATTGAATTTCCATTCCAAAAGTCTGTATCATAGTAGAAAATATTGTTACCACTATTGTTTTTTAAATTTACATTCAAACCATCTAGGCTTTCCTTAAATTCTGCCATCTTGTTGTTTGTTTCACTCTGAAAATCAGATATGGTCCTTTTGGTTTCATTTATTGTTGACTCCAATAAATTCATTTTAGATGTTGCACCTTGTTGTTCTTCAATAATCTCTTGTATTTTACCCTCTTGCTTATTTGTGATTATTTCAGTATTAGTTACTCTTTTCTCAATTCCAGTAGCATATTGGTATTTAGTATCACTATACTTTGGTTCTTTTGTATTTGCCTTTTCTTTTATTCCAGATGTTATTTCTACATTGATATTAAACAATATTGTTTTATACTCATTTTCGTGTAAATCCTTTAATGTAACAATATCTCCAAATTCAAAATAGCCAAATCCGAAAGATGTATATTCAAATACATAATAAGATAACCCATTAATATGATTATATATTTCCTCTATATAATCACTTCTGTTTCTATCCATAATTTGATTATTGTCTATTCTTATTGTTACTCTACCAGAGGCTGGTATTGAACTTGGATAGTAAATATTATCTTCTTGTGGACTTCTACCTAATACCATTGTGTTATATGGTCCTATTTTCTTTCCAATAGTAAGTTTTTCTAAATCATTTTCATCAATTTTTTCTCCAGTTTCTGTTGGATATGCTACATATAAATCTTTATTTATAATTTTTATAAAACCTCCAGCTGCTGCTGCAATTTCATCTAAAATGTCTCTATATGTAAAATCAGTTAATTCTGCATATTTATCTTCAGTTATTACTTTGTTAGCATTTGCAAAATCTGTGGTTTTTAAAGTCCATCCGAATTTTTTACATATAGCTCTTAACAGATCTAAAATAGTAACAGTTCCAGTAGAATAGTCGAGAGTGAGAGGACTATCAATATATTTAATATGGCTATCTATCATGTGATCATATAAATATAATTTTAATGAGCGAGTATCAATTTTTTCTTCTTTGTCATAAACAACAAATTCACCCCAGTCAATATATTCATAATTATCAAACTCTGATGTCCTAACCCCTATTTTAATATTTATCGTACTTGCATTTTCAATATTTTCTCTTTTATCATGTGGAATAAGAAATTTTACTCTAGCATTATCCATTTTTCCCACACTCATATTGTGAACATCTTCAACTGTATATTCTTTGTCTTGGTCCTCGGCTAAATATTTTACTTGAGTTTTATTCACTCTCCTAACCATTGCCTCATGCACTTGTCTAACTGTCATGATTTTACTTTTATCAATTGTTGTATAGTTTTCTATTTCTAGTTCAACCTGTCTCATAACAGAAGTAAATAAATCGCCATTTACGGCTAAATTTAATTTTTTTACATGAGTTTTATCTAATTTTGTATTACCAAACCCAAGTAAGATATTTAATTGTTTTCCATAGACTTTCATTTTATTTTTAAAAGTTTTAGTTGTTTTTAACATGCCTATCTTCCCCCTCGTTTGGTATTAGATTGACCGCAAATGACTTATATTTTAGTTCTGGTAATCTTCCTATATATAAGTCCTCATCATAGTCATTAGCATAATAATCTGCGGTACATGTACAACCATATTTATTGTTATAATATTCAACAATAAAAGATGCCGAGTCGAAAATGAGTTCTAATTCTCTCATTTCTTCAGCATCTAAAGGTTCTATTTCTAGTTGTATTTTAGGAAAATTTCCTATTAGAGTTCCTTTCATAACACCAGCCATATTTCTTCCAGTATCAGAACTCCATAATTTATTTCTTTGAATTTTATAAGATGTAATACACTTATAACTTTTTCCATTTAGTTTTATTAAATCTCCACTATATCTAGCCATAGATATCAAGACCTCCTTCCGTTTGTGGCAAGTGCTAGTCTAGCTCTTCTTTCATATTGTTTTCTATCTATTTCCTCGCCATCTAAAGAAATTGGTATATTGATTTCTAATGGAACATAATCTCCACCCATTCCAGTATTCATATTTTTAAACTCTTGTAATGCACTTAAGAATGTTTCTTTCATTTTATCTACTGGAGATATAATTTCGCCTTGTGTTCGGTTATCTCCTACCACTGCAAGTCTTGGTGTATTTGCTTTAACATAACCACCTTGTGCAAGTTTAGGAATTTCTGGAACATTGAATTTATGAATCCAAGTAAATGGTTTAAACCCAGCAACTTCAACATCATGAATTTTTTGTAATATTCCATTAATTGCATTAAATGGAACTGCAATTATTTTGTTAATAGCACCAATAATTCCATTAACTATTGTTTTGAAGAAGTTTACAATTCCCTCTTTTATACCATCAAATATCTTTCCTCCTGTGCTAAATACATTTTTAACTGCTGTCCATGCTTGAGTAAAGATGTTTCTAAACCAATTTGCAATTCCACCAAAAATACTAGTAATCGCATTCCATGCACCTTGAGCTCCCTCTCTAACTTTTGTCTTAATGGTGTTCCATACATTACTAATAGTTGTTACAATATTGTTCCATATATTAGTAATAGTATTTTTTATTGCATTAAACACATTTGATATAGTATTTTTTATTCCATTTATCACATTTGAAATCATATCTTTAATACCATTCCATATATTTGTAAAAAATGTTTTGATTCCATTCCAAATATTAGTGATTATAGTTTTTATAGCATTAAAGACAGTAGTAATTATTGCCTTTATAACATTTATAACTGTCTCTACAATTCCTTTAATTGCACTCCATACTGCTTGAACTATTCCTTTTATTGCATTCCATATTCCACTAAAGATATTTTTTATTCCATCCCAAGCTTTGCTCCAATCTCCAGTAAATACTCCAACAATAAAATCTATTAAACCTTTGAAGAAATCTATTATTCCACCTATTGCATCTGCAATATGTCCGAATACGGTTTTTATCGTGTTCCATAATGCTTCGAATACTGGAACTAATTTAGGCAATACATTTTGAATAATCCAATCTATTACTGGTTTCAATACACCATTCCATAATGCTTGAATTGCTTGAACTATTGAGCCAATTAGCCCACCTATTTTATCCATCAATGGACTTAAATGTTCTGTCCATAATTGTGAAAATCCATTAGCAACATTATCTAGGAATGGAACAATATAAGTATTCCAAAATTCTAAAAATTTTCCGAATGTATCTGACATTCCAATAGATAAGTTTTCAAGAAATGGACTTATATATGTTGTATAAATTTCATTTATCTTATCTCCTAATGCAGTCATTATTTCAGCTAGTGTTCCAAATATACTTGATATAGGTCCTAAAGTATTCTGGATTGTTTGCTTAATTAGATCACAATTATTTATAATTGGTGTTACTAATAATTTTGTTAAATCCGTTATGAATTTATTTATTACATCATAGACAGACATAATAGGATTTGCAAACATTTCAATAATACTTGTACCAATTGATTTTGCCTCTTTTCCAGCAAAAACATCTGATATTTTTCCAATAGCCTCCATGAAATTTCCAACAAAAGTAAATCTTTCTGCAGTTACATCAAACATACTTATTAAGAATTTCTTTATTCTTTCAGAATTTTTTTGTAAATATCCATCTGCACTTCCAACTAGTCCTTCAGCAATATTCACTCCAATTCTTGCAATTGCTCCGACTGATTGTCCTAATGCATAAGTCCATGTTTTTACAAGATTGTTTGCAGAGTTAACAACATTAGAATCTGTAAATATATCCAGTAATGATTTTTTTATATTGCTTAAATGTGATAAAATTCCATCGAAATTTGTATCTCCAAAACTAACTTTAAAGCCCTCTTTAAATATATTTGCCAACTCTTTTACTTTGTTCAACATACCATCAAATGCTGATGTATCTTGTTGTATATTGGTTGATACATCTAATGACTCTGCAAGGGCTGATGCTCCACCTCCAGCTCCACCTCCGGAACCACTTCCAGAACCACTACTGCTATTGTCAGTTAGTTTATTCATTTCATCAAAACCAGCTAATTGTAAGGCTGCTTTTTTTGCTTGCTTTGCAGTTTTCCCTGCACTATCGCCAACACCTTTTACTGCATCGGCTGCTTTGTCTGCATTATCGGCGACTCCTCCTAACCCTTTTGATACTGTTTCAACACTGTCTGCCTTTAATCCAAACATTGACATTAAACCAGCAATTGCAGTGAATAATCTTGTTACTGCATTCGCAGCTGCGGTTAATATTGGAATAAATAATTTTGCAATAGGTTGTATTACATTACCAATAGCAGTTTTCATTGTAGTGAAAGCAAAATTTAATTGAGCAACTTTACCAGAGTATGTATTTGCATAAATTGCTGCATCGTTCATTTGGAATTTTGTTTCTTCTAATATTCCATTTACTTCTGCATTTATTTTTTCTTGTTGTGTTAATTGGTTTGTTGTTTTTCCTACTGATTTTGCATAATCTTCCCACATTTTAGCAACATTTTTTGTTACACCAGCATTATCAACTAAAATACTATTTTCATTTTTTAGACCTTCAGATGCAGTTTGAACTGCCTCGCCTAATGAATAAGTGCTTTGTCTTCCGAATGTAGCACTATTTTTTAATGCTGTCATTGTCTTTTTAATCTGGTCTGATGAATAACCTCTAGCTGCTAAATTTTTATATGCAGTAACTGCATTATTCAAAGGAACTAAACCATCACTTACATACTCTTCAATGAATTTTTGAGCTTGAGAAAAACTTTTTCCTTGCCCAGTCAATATAGAATTTAATCCTATCCATGCATTGCTTGTTTCTGTTGCTACTTGTAAACATGCTTTTCCAAATTTAACAACGGCTGCAACAGAAAAAGCAGCTAATGCTGCTTTACCAATTCCTTTTAAGGCTCCAGAAATTTTAGTTGAGGCTTGATTTGCTTGCCCTTGTAATCCATTTAATTCAGATTTAAATTTTTCACTTTTTAATAACAATTCTAAATCTATTGTACCTACATTTTGACTCAATTTCTTCCACCTCATTTCTTTTCATTTTGTTTTGCTATGGATTTAAACATATTTTTTATACTTTCCATAGCTTGTTGATAATCTTCATGACTTATTTCTTTTGCATTTTTATTTAACCATTTTGACCTAATTCTCTTTTCATTTTCAGTAAAATTTTTAATTACTTTTGGATCCTTTTCACTTCTAATTCTTACAATATTTCCTAGAGGTGTGTCTCCATTCAAACCACTTAATAAACTTGAAAATTCTCCCCACTTCATAGTATCTATTTCCATTCTTAGTCTAATGCCATATTGTTGAGCAAATGAGCTTTCTATTAAGTCAAAATCATCAATTAAATCATAAAATGCTTCATTATTGTTTTGGAAATCGTTTCTCCATTTCCTCATAAGATATTTCATTTATTGCTGCCATTAAACCGATTATTACACTTTCAATTCCGTTTACAGACAATTTCATACCTTTTATTTCTTTCAATGCATCTTTTCCCATTAATATCTCAATTACTTCATACATAACATCAATACTAAATTCTTTATCTTTTAATTTGTCTTGTACAATAACAAATGTTTCTGCACTGTTATCAACTTCATATTCTTTATCCTCTGCTAACCTTATTTTTATAGGCTCTTTTTTTAGTTTTGCACTAATATCAATACTATTTGCCATTTTTAATTCCTCCTAAAATTAATTTTAATAAAAAAAATAAGCCCCAGCACCGAAATGCTGAGGCTCGTTTTATGCTGCTGGTGTTACAGTTGGTTTTCCATTTGACATAACCTCAAATTCTAAAGGTGCAACATTCGTGCTATCTCCTGTACCAGCATTAGATACGGAAATAATACAGTCAAATGATACCGTAGTACCATCTGCGAATACCCATTCAAATTTAGATTCTACACTTGCACCAGTTGCAAATAATTTTGATGCAATGTAATCGTTTCCATCGTCTCCAACATTTCTTTTTCCAGAAATACTGATTGAAAAACCTTTTCCAGTCATCATTCTTCTAATCCAACCCTCTGTTGTCATAGGAGTCCATTCTTCAACATTATTATCCATTGACATTGAGAATGTTTCGCAATCTGCAATTGCTTTCATATCTGCACTTTCAGATGCTTTTCCTTTGGTTCCAATTTTGAACACATTATCAAATACGGGATATACTCCAGTTGTTACTGTTGCCATTTTTAATCAACCTCCTCATAATAAAATCTTGCTTGTATTACCCTCTCATAAATATTAGAACTATCCGTTCCAACATCTATTGGTTCTGGTACAAGCAAATCGATATAATTAACTAAAATATTATTAGTAATGTAAAAATTCCTAGCATTCATGAATTTATAATATAACTCAAGAGCTTTTACTTCGGTTTCATCTGCATTATTGTTCCAATGAATTAAAATACTTACAGTCTTTTCTTTGCATTTTGTGTTTTTCAAGCCACCTACTGCAATATTAGGATTTGTAGTTTGTAGCTGATAAACTCCAATAGATTTTTGTTTCTTATTATCTAGCTTGCCAATATAGAAATGGTCCGCTACAACATAACCTTTAGAAAATAATTCCTTTACTTTCAAATTATGTAATTCCATAATAGACATCTTGTTGATTTCAGCAACTGTCTTTACATCTAATTTAACTAACCAGTTTTTAATATCAACTAATCTCAACACTATAAATCAGCCTCCTTTTTATATAACTTTGCAAATGCCTTACCAACAAAATCTTTATTTTTCCCACTTATCCAAGGCTCTAGCCAATTTCCTTGAGCATGAGCATTTTCTTTAGTTTGGAAATTATATTCGGGATGATAATACATTCTTCTAGCATAAGGTGTTGCAGTTATTAAACTTACACTACCTTGTTTGCTTTTTGAAATATCAGTAAATGTAGAATTATTTTGCATGTTACCAGTATCAAAAGGCATTACTTGAGCATTTATAACTTCCGTTTTTAATGCCTCAATTGTTTCTTCTAATGCTGTTGTTGTTGCTTTACTCAATTGTTTTATTTTAGGGAAATTTATCTTAATTGTTGATTTTACGAAGTTTGACATTATACAATATCCAATTCAACATAATTTACTGTTCCATCTGGATTTCTTGCTTTCGTGCCTTGTATAATATCTCTTTCTTTACCGAAAACTGTAACTTTACCACTATGTATATCTGTCATATTTGGTGCTATATCCTCATGAAATAAACAAATGCCAGTAACTTGTACTGACACTTTTTCACTTGTTAGAACTCTTTTTGCTTTGTTCTGATAATTACATTTGAAATCATCTTCTAAAGCAATTTGAGGAGCTCCCTCTTCAGATATATCATCACTATACAAAACTACATGAATGTCAGTTTTACAATCTTGTTTTCTAACTAAAGATGGATATTTCATTGATAATACCTCGCATTCTTGCAAGTTAGACCAGTTTGTCCCAGCAATTTATATAATCTAAAAGGTATTGCAATTCCCTCGATTAATTTCACATTAAGATTGTTGTTTCCAAAACTTTGAGATACCCCATTTATTGAATAACTAGATAATATTGACTCAATCACATCTGCATTTTCAAATTTAAATTCGGCAAACTGACAACATACTCTTTGAATTATATCTTTTTGAAAATCAGTAAGATTATCAAAACCTTTTCCAACAATCCTATTAAAAGTCAAAGTATTTACATCATCAGTTGCCTCTTGTAAGTATTTATTTAACTCATTATCACTAGAAAGACTACTGCCTTTATATGTATTTTGGTAGTAGTCTTTATCTGCATATATCTTCATACTTCATCAACTCCTAGGCTGATTTTTCAATATAAAACTGAATACCAGCATGTTTCTTATTAAAGATGAATACATCTTCAAAAGATTCCTCAAAATATGTCCATTTTCCTTTAGACAATGAACTTGGAGCTCCCAATTCTGCAAAATCATAAGCGATTACTGGGATTACTACACTTGGATGTACTAATAACATTTTTACATCTTTAGCACCAGCTGCTACTTCAAATCCATCTGTTTCTTTGAATGTATAAGCAGATTTCATCGCTGAAGTTGGAACACCAATTACTTCAACTTCTCCAATTCTATCTAATGATCTAGCAACGGCAGTATCTGTTGCACTTAAATTTCTAGCTGCTTCTTTTGCAGTATCAATTAATGTTTTTGTGTATGTGTCAGCATATAACAATCTTCCTGCTGCTGGAACTCTTGCCTCGTCCATTTTATCCATCATTGCATCAAATTTTGTTAAAACATTTGCTAATGTTAAAACATCATCTGGTGTAACTGCTTCTATCGCATTTTTTAATGCATATAGTTCTGTGATCATCTCTGCATCCATTTCTGGGAATTTTTGTTCCTCATTCATAACTTTTGTTATGTTTGATATAGATGCAACATGATTTGTTTCATCAATGTCGCGTGGGTGAATTAAAGTATCCCATGTTCTATGTCTTTTTAATACTTTTGTTTCCTCTGCATTATTGAAGTTTCTAGAGAATGTTCCTATTGAATCTCTATCTCCATTACTTCTACCTTTTACAGATAAACTTGGTAAAATAACTGTATTGTTATTTAAAAATTTAACGTCTGGTTTTACAGCAGACCATAAAGCTCCAAAATACAATGTATATGGATAAGCTTGAGCTAAAGCTTGTGAATATTCTTTAGCATAATTCAAATTTTGTTTTTCAAATGCCATTTTAAATTACCTCTTTTCTTTCTATTATTTTTTTCTAGGTCTTACACCAGCAAATCCGAAATCAAATGCTGGAGAATTTGAGCCTTGATTATTGTTGGTGTTAGCACCAACTGTGATGCCTACAGAATTTTGAACTTGTTTCTTTAATCCTGGTACATCATCAATGACCTTTTGTAGTGCTTGTTTTAAAGAGTCATCATTTACTTTTCCATCTTTATCAACACAATTTGAAAAATCAGCCATTTTTAATAGATAAGGCATTGTTTTATTATCTATATTTAACTCATCAACAAACCCATAGGCTTTTAATGATATTTGTAATTTTTGATTTTTTAATTGCTCTGTTTTTAAAGAATTTTGAGCATCTGATAATTCTCTATTTTGTTGGTTGGCTTGGCTTTCTCTTTGAGCTTTGAAAGTTGTTATTGCACTTTCCATTTCCTCTGCAGATAAACCTTGCTTTTGAAAATAGCTTTTCAATATGCTATCTTCTGTTTTTGCATTTCTACCATCTATCATTTCTTGGATTTTTGCATAATCTATAGCTCCAGCTGATGGTTGATTTGCATTTTGATTTGTTTGTTGCCCAGTAGTGTTTTGGGCATTTGGATTTGAATTATTATTTACACCATTGTTATTTGTGTTGTTATCTCCATCCATTCTCACTACCTCCTACTTTTTTAAGTCTTGAATTGACTATTTAATAAATTTGCACATGCTTTTTTGTATGGACATCAGTGTTTGGTCCATATTAAAAAGAGCCTTTCGGCTCTTAATTAATCAACATATAAACTTCTTTGAAGTTCTTCATATCTTGTTTTTGATACTTTATATTGCTTATCTCCATCTTTTACTGGTTTATTATCTTCTAGACTTT